ATATTGGAGCAGGTGCTTCCACCACTATTGTTAGTCAAAACATTCAAATATCTCAAATCCCAGACTTATTCGTAGTCTGTGTTAGAAAACCAATGTCTACTCAAACATACCAAGATAGTGACTCCTTCTTACGTATTAACAACATCTCTTGTAATTTAAACAATTCTTCTGGTTTATTATCATCTGCTTCTGCTTTTGATCTGTGGAGATTTTCAAAACTTAACGGTTCTAACCAAACTTGGAATGAATTCGGTGGATTTGCTAATGTTGCCGATAATGTTAATGGAGATGGAAACACAATTCCAACTATTGGTTCATTATTAATCCTATCACCTGCTCTTCAAATGAGTTTACCCGATTATATTTCCAGCAGTTCTACCGGACAATATAATTTTACATTTAACGTTAATGTTACCAATCAAGGAGCAGTCGCAGTAACCCCAGAAATTTGCGTCATTTGTGTTAATTCCGGCATGATGGTTACTAATCAAGGAGTTTCATCTACTTACTCTGGTCTTTTAACCAAAGAAATGGTTTTATCCGCCAAATCAAAAGACCATTATTCAACTGCCGAAGAAATCCGTAGAGTTGGAGGCATGTTCTTAAACAGATGTGCTAGACCTTTTAGAAGAGGTATGGGACACTCGGGCGGTGCTACCTCAGGTGGTGCTTCCTCAGGAGGTGCTCACTCAGGTGGTGCTTCAAAATATTGTTAATTATTTGTTAGTTTAGAATAAATAAAAAGTGTATTAATAATAATTTTAAACTATTATTAATTATTGTATAAGGATATTATAGATGGGTCAAAATCAATAAACAAGTGCAGTAGAAACTAAATCTGTATTCTTAATATCATTGTCTTTTTTATAATCAATTACAAATTCTTCAAAATCATCTAAATCAAAATCATTATTCGCCATTAAAGAAAGAAACAACACGACCCATCTTCCGCATGTTGTTATTTTTGGTGAGAACTTTTGATATTGAAATGTATTTTGTTCTATTTTATAACCGGAATTTTTTAATAATTCGGTTAATTTACCCGCATCTTCATCCAGAATACGCTGGACTTGTTTAGGAATAAAACGCCAATCCGCATCTGCCTTCTCACCATATGAGTTAAAATAATAGACGGTATCATCAACCCTCCCTATACCAACCCAATGCCCATTTTGTGGTGAAGATTCGATTAATATTACTTTAAAAGACTTGTTAGTAGGTAGCAATTCATTCAGATGTTTAACACCATTTAACTCTGCGTACGTCATTATACAGTTCGTGCAGTCTAGAAACTCTCTCATTTGCGTATCATCTAATGGTTTATCTAATAACTTCTTATTCATTTATATATAAAAAGATTTTAAAAAAAATTTATATATTTAATTCGTTTAGTATTTAAAAAAATAATCTAATTATAGATTAATAATGGTTAATTACGAATTAGATTATAAATATGGAGAACAACAAGAAAACAAATTATACGAAATAATCAAGAACGGTTTTGAGTGGGATAGTCCTCTACAAAAAGGTACACGTTATTCTAAATATGATTATTATAATGATGATACAAATATTGAACTCAAATCAAGAAAAAATAAATACAAAACATACCCCACTACGATGCTTACATTAAATAAACTAAGCACAGATAAAGAATTACTATTGTTATTTAATTTTATTGATGGAGTCTATTTTATCCAGTATGATAAAGATATGTTTAGTAAATTTGAAGTAAAAGATTTTTCAAGAGCAAATCTACGAGGTGATGAAAAAAAACATATCTATATACCTATTACAAAATTAGAACTATTACATCAATGGTGAATATAATAAATATAATGTTATTATATATAAATGGTTCGAATTACGAGAGATTTTAAAAGAGAGCAAAGAAATCAAACTAATCTTTTAGGAAGGTTTCCACTATCAGGTGGTGTTAATGGGGATGACTCTGGAACAGATGATGAAGTTGCAGCGATCAATTTCTATGAAAATAATAGGTTTAGACCAGAAGTAAGTGCTAATGAAGAAAGACGTAGAATAGGAGAACGACAATCATTAAGAGAACAAGAGCGTGTAGATCAACGACAATCAGCAAGAGAACAAGAGCGTGTAGAGCAACAAGAACGTCTAGCACGTTTAAGAGCACAACGTGCTACACGTTTGGTTAAACGAGCAAGAGAACTTGCTGCATCTCCGGCAGAAAGAAGTGGTAGAGCAAAGATGGATTTTGATGAAGATGGTGATAGTGAAATGACTGGTTCTGGAATGTACGGAGATGGGCATGTACGTGATGTAAGGTTATTAAGGGGTAGACAACCCGAACACAGAGAGTTTAGTAGATACCTACCTCCTCTTCATTCATTGAGTGTTAAACAATTAATAACTTTACGCCAAGAAATGTTCGATGACGGAAATTATCAAGCAGATAGATACCCTATTTTACAGATCAATCAAGCATTAACAAGACAAGGTTATACAGGTAGTGGAACAGCAAGAGATAGTGCAGGAAACAAAATAGTTTATAAAAGTGTAGAAGAAGCAATCTCCAAGAGAGGTAAACCGAGTATTAAAAGTTTAATAAAAGCAGGTATAAAAATTCGTAAATATGCACAAGATGATATAGATATTGATGAAGAAGATACAAAAGCAACCGCCAAACTATTGTTAGACATGAAAAGACGTTAGATTATATTAATTAGATTATTTGTTGTAATAATCTAATCACCATTATTAGATTATATTAGATTAAATACACGAATTCGTAAATTAGATTGAAAAAACATTAAAATAGATTGATTACAGTAATAATTTATAAATTATTACTGTTTTTAACCTTAAATAGTATTAAAAACAATCTAATTCTATCTAATTTAGTATAATTAGATTATTTATTGTAATTAGTTAGATTATTCGCCATTTAAAGCATCCAAATCGATACCCAAACTATCTTTCATATTTTCTAATTCTATTTCATCTTTTAATCCGAATCCATCTGTGGATATAGATATACCAGAGTTAGGAGTAGAAGGAAGTTTTATACTTTTAGAACTAAGACTTATAACTAACAACTCGTCTATAATTGTTTTATTTATTATATCATTGTTTTTGATTAACTCAATATATTTAGAATATATGTCGTTTAAAAATAAAATTGCTTCGCACCCCCTTTCAGTATGATCTAGGGTTAAGACTTTTAATATATCACACCCTAAAATGTAGAAGTCCTTTGCTGCTATTAAACTGTCCTCTGCCTTCCGTTCTATTCCTAATTGAAGTTCAACTGCACTAATAATGCCGTTAGTTATTCCTATACTACATATAATCGCATTTACTACATGCTGAGGGACATTATACCCCGATGCTCCAACAGCGAATGTAGCACTAATAGAATTTAGGACGATTAACGGCAATTTAAACCACTTGATTTTTTTGTGAAATCTTAAATGTTCTTTGCGGTAATAACGGTGCAATGTGATACAATTCCGTTTTATTTTTGTTAATAATACGATTGAACCTTCACTCCATTCATCATTCATTTTATATATATATTTTACGTTGATATTAAATAATTAAAATCTATTCTTATATTATAAGAAATGAGTGGAACATATTATAATCTTAACACCAAATATAATTGGTTACTCGCACAAATTGCTGCTGGGGGTGGTGGAAGCGTCAATAACCCTATGACTGTTGATTTAGATGCTAATGGGTTTGGTATATTTAACGCAGATAATATACAAAGCACATTGGGAACTTTTACAACAGTTTCAGTTCAAGATATAAATAACACAGATGCTCCTAAATATGCTAATATAGGACAAATAAATGCTGGTGTTGATTATACACTTGCTACAGCACAAGGAATACCTTCCGAAGCAGGTGGTTCTATCTCAATGGTTATTAGATGTTTAGATATAGGTTTTAAACAGACTATTTATTTACATGTGGAAGGGTTCGAAACAAAAGGTGTTATAAGGGTTTTATCAAATTTATATGAGAGTGATAATGAGACGATTACTAATATTAAATATGGATTAGATGCTGCTGGGACTTCTCTTCAAATTGGTTTTACTTGTGGTCTTCCTTCAACCACTTGTGAAGTATGTTTTTATCAGAATGCTGGTAGTAATGGAACAGGACTTTATACTGGTTTTTTTATTCCAGTTGGAGGAAATATTCCAACAACTTTTTCATCTGTTATAAGTAATTATATTCTTGTAGACCAACAAAGTGGAACAAGTAATGAATTTTTTGTTGATGGAACAATGACGAGTTCTGTTGCTAATATTAACACATTAACAGACCGTGCTGGAACAGGTATTACTCTTTCAGGAACAGACTTACTTTGTGATTCTAATAATATTAAAAATGCGAACACTGTTGAAACAGCACAACTTGGTTCACCTTTTGCTGAGGTTGCATTATTATCAGACATTAATACAAATGGTAAAGTAATGAGAAGTAATGCGGTAGCACCCGATAATTTAATTAAATTAGAAAGTGATTTAACAATGCTGGGTGGTAAAATTATTAACACCCTTTCAATATCAACAGACACCATTAATAGCAATGTAGCAGGTAGCATTACAGTTACAAATCCAATTGATATGTCTACATTAAAAATTCAAAATCTTGCTGCTCCTACTGACCCGAGTGATGGAGCAACAAAATTATATGTTGATACTGTTGCTGGTGGTTCTGGAGTTCAAAATCCTATGACTGCCGACCTTGATTGTGGTGGTTATTTACTATCAAATGTAGGGGCATTATATACTGTTTCTGGAACCAGTATTATTCAATCTAATGGTGTTTTTTTACACGGGACAGCAGGTGGAGCACTTGGTTTCACTGTTAGTGGAACTGATACAACATTTGCTCCTTCTTCGTCTTGGAAAATTACAGACCCGTTCCAAATAGATAATAAATTATCATTTGACCCTACAACAAACATACTCTCTCTTGGTGGGACTTGTGATTTACACGCCGAAACAGGTTCTACAATTGATGTTAAGAGTGGGTCTACTTTAAGCACACAAGCAGGTTCAAGCACATCTATTGGTGGAAGAATGACTATGAATGGTGGAGATATTGAGAGGGTTAATCGTATCATTAATGTTAATGGGGTTGATACTGGAATAACTGCTACGGGAGCAGGTAGTAATATTGAATTAACCACTACTAATGAGGAGGTTAATATTATTGCTTCCACGTTAAATTGTAAAGATGGTAATATTATCACTACGAATATAAATGCTGCTGGTTCAACCACAGCAGGTTCAATTGTAATCACTAATGGTGTTAGAGGTAGAGATTTTGACGGTGCTTTATCAGTTCAAGCATACGGGGTTGATGCTATAATGGACGGTAGGAATCATTGGTTTGTAGAAGGGTATGGTAATTTTTTTAACGATACAGAATTTCCAAGACAAACAGCAGCAGGATTTGGTAATTTTGGAATGAAATGTAGAGTAACTCTTCGTGATAATGCTAATAGTTTTGTTTCTATTCGTATGATTCCACAAAGCAGTCAAAATCCGGGTGGTATAACTCCTTTTGAAATTAATTACTCTCGTCTTACATTTCAAGGAGATGGTGTAGCACCTGTTTATCAAAATGATACAACCACAGTTGCTCCAAATGTTATTTCATGTCCTGCTCTACAACAAAATAGATTCCAAATGGGGAGTGAATTATATTTTCAGGTTAAATGTGTATATTGTACCACAACAGGAGCAGGAAGTCCATTCTATGCTCCTCTCCATTACGTGGTTAATTTTTCAGGTGTTGAAAGTTCAGGTGCACCTTGTAGTGGAACGGTTAATTGTATGTGGGAGGGGAATAATGCCGTACAAAATACAAAGTTTGGTTTTGAGGTTTTAGGTGAAAATATTGGTGGGATAGTATCAGTAGATGAGGTTGAATTATTTAATGATGGTATGGTTAGTAGTTTTTAATTTAATCTATTTTAGATTTATTAATTAAATCTATTTAGAGATTTTTTATCTAAATAGATTATATAATGAGCGAGTTTAATCTATATCCGAGTAAACCAAATCTAACAGAGAGTTCAAAGAAGTTATATAATGGTAATTTAAAAAAATTGAATAATAAAAATGTGATTACTAACATCAAATTCTTGTTAGATACAGATGAAATTGATAAAAAATTAGCAGAAATCAAGACAGATAATACAAAACGCACCTATCTTATTTCGATCGTTAGTGCATTAAAAGGTAGAGATGGTAAAAAAGAACAATCAACATACAAGTATTATTACGATATGATGATGGGGTTAAATAAAGAGTTAAAAACAAACACTGTTAAATCAGAGAAGCAGATTAATAATTGGATTAGTCAATCAGATGTTTTAGCAATTTTTGATAAAAAGAAATCTATTTTAGAAGAAATTATTAAAAAGAAAAAGATAAGTGAAGATGAATTCAACAAATTGTTAGATTTAGTAGTCTTATCATTATATGTTTTAAGTCCGCCTAGAAGAATAATTGATTATTTAGACATGCTTATAGTTAAACAAAAACATACAGATAATCAGCACAATTATTTACAAAGGTTTGATAATAAGTTTGTGTTTAATAATTATAAGACTGCAGGTAGTTATAAACAAATGGTCGATGATATACCAGATGAATTAATGAAAATTTTAGACGTTTATTTTAGATACCATCCTCTTAAAAAACAAATGGGTAAGGTATCATCTGCTGTTCCATTTTTAGTAAAATATGGTGGAGAACCATTAGATGTATCAAATCAAATCACAAGAATTCTTAATAAGATTTTTGATAAGAGAGTATCTGTTTCCATGCTTCGTAATATTTATTTAACTGATAAATATAGTGATGTGATGGAAGAGATGAAAGATGATGTTAAAGCAATGGGTACTTCTGTTAATGTTGCTACCACCAACTACATTAAACAAGGTGGAACAACTTACGTACCACCATTTCATTATACTAAATAATTCGTTAAAGAATGGAAAATAATTATCTATTGTTATATTATAACAATGGTTAATAGATGGGTCGAATTTGTAAGACAATGGAGTTCCGCCAATAATGTATCTTATATGTGTGCTGTTTCAATGCCCGAGATGAGGAATGCTTATCATCGCAGTAAAACTGCTCCTTTATCACAGCAACAAGTAACAACAAACGTTCAATCAATGATGTCTAAAAATGATAAGATACGGGAGGCACGTCGTGTTCGAGATGCTGCTGCTAAAAAAATATCACGTCCAACCCCTGTTGCTCCACGTGCTGTAAACCCGTTTAAAACCGTTCAAGGTAAAACAGGATTC